CCTGCCGGTGTATCGCCACCGGCGGTCGAACAGGTCAGCTATCCTGTCAACTCATCAATCAAGTTATCGTCATTTTGGGAGGAGGGGCACTGTTTCAGCCCTGTCCCCTCGACTCCCGGTTGCGATTGTGGGCATACAGATTTCTGTTCTCTCAATCAGTCATCATTCAGTTTGAAGATGCTGATTGGATGATAGGCAGGGAATTCCAGTGTAGGAATTACATCCCATTCTATGCAGGCTTCGAGGAATGCGTACTTGTAGTACACTGGACCCTCTTCACGATATATCTCGTTCATAGTGTCCTTGACTTCTTCGTGAAGTCCCCATTTCTCGAGTTCTTCCTGATAGGCTGGGTATACTCTGTCTATCTCCTGCAGTTCAAGAGAGTTCAGATTACATCCGTCCATTCGGTGATGGTTCTCCTGCCGGTGTATCGCCACCGGCGGTCGAACAGGTCAGCTATCCTGTCAACTCATCAATCAAGTTATCGTCATTTTGGGAGGAGGGGCACTGTTTCAGCCCTAGCCCCTCGACTCCCGTTTTGCGTTTGTGGGCATATGCTCCCGTGCTCAGTGGTTGCCGTGTTGTCGCAACCAATCGAACTCTTTGGGGTCTTTTTCCAGAGGCATCCAGCAGGTAGAACAGACAGGATATTTTCCTATCCGCCCTATCAGGCTGAATATCTGGTCCCCTTCATTGAGGTCCTTGTCGCACAGGTCACACTTTGTTGGTCGTTCCCAGTTCATAGGTGTGTCCAATCTGTAAGTCGAATGCTCTCTCGGAGCAGAGGTCTTATTTCGCCCCTGCTCCTCATAGAGAGGCCAGTTGATGTCCCACAGCAAGGGCCTGTGTTCCTTCTAACACCGGATTGGTCGCCGGCGGATTCGTGGTGTACCAGCCACGGTCACCACGGATGTTGGGGGGTCAGGGACCCCCCGTTTGTGCCGAAGTCGGCCGTCAGTATCAGTACTTGATACCGGCCTTCTTCATCTCCCGCCTATGTCGTAGCCAGAGGTGTCCGTTTGGGCCCAGCATACTGCTGGGCTTAGCGACCACTTTACTACACAAGCCGCACTTAGCCTTGCCGTTCTGGTTTCCCTTCCAAGGGAAGACACCCTCAGAGAAAAAGTCACTGGTCGACTTCTTCCCCGTGGGGTCCCTCTTCGAGGACACCAGCGGCGCCCCGTGGAGGACCTCGAAGAGGTCCTTTAGGAGCAGCTCAATACGGAGCAGGATGGCGATTTGGCTCTCTCGAGACATATCGGTCACCTCCTTGGTATGATGGCCCCAGATGGGGCCAAGTAGCCCCCTGCTTCAGGGGGGGCTTGCAGAACTGTAAGTTTTGGTAATTTCGTAAACCCGAAGTCCCTATCCTTCGGAATGGGCACCTTTCTGTATGCCTACTTTCTCAGCAGAAGTCTCTCTCGAGTGGCGTTTCCTCATCGACCACCGGTCTTAGGTCTCCGAATCTGCAGCAAGCCAGATACAGGGGACTATATATAGTTTCACCTTAAGCACGGCTATCGTCGAGAAAATCGAATTTGAAAATAGGCTCTGAAGCGGATTTTGACGTTCCGCGACCCCTTTTCAGAACGGAAAAGCCCTAACTGTAGTGCGCCCGCGTTCGATAGCCCCCAAAAAATCAACCGGAATTTATCGGTCCACGGGTAGTATATTTACTGTGCCGCTAGTGAGTTCAGGTAAAAGTAGTTTTTTGAAAGTCTATTTTTAATAGGTAACAACATCTGAGACTAATTAGACCTGTATGAAGGTAAACGTTTGTATTAGGGGGAGGGTAACGTTTATATAGTTCCAAATACATATAGTAGATAATGCCGAAAGAACACGGTCTATTGAAATACAGTAAGATTAACATTCTAACTACTGAGAGTCCGAGCACTCTCATAGAGAAAATACGTGAGAATCCAAAGGATTACGAACGTTATGAATTTTACCTTAAGGAACTTCACGATGACCACTCCCTGAGCCTAAATGTCATTGAAATGAGTAGAGCAGCAGCAATCTTGATGCAGCTTGAGAAATATGACGGATGGGCTTACGAGAAGACAGTTGAGGAACTCTCTCAGTTCGAGACCACAAACGAACGTATGCGAAAGCTTAATGAGTACATCCTGAACTGGCTTTTCAGGTCCCGAAACAAGGACATACTTTCCGATAGCGTAAACCAGGCTAAGGAAGTTTTGCTTGAACTTCGAGGAGACGGGGGGGATGTCAAAATGGAGTGGAAGAAAGGTAAAGAGGCAATAGACATAGACTACGAGGAGGTAGAAGATGAACAACACAACAAACAAAACAGTAACTGAAGACAGTGGTAGCTTATTGGACAGCGTCACGGATATGCTTATGGGCAGCCCCGAGATGCTTTTCCTGGCGCTATTGATTGGCGCAATTGGCGCCATACTATACGTCAAGGTTCCCGAATTCCGTTTTTACGTTCTCAAATATCTCAGACGTCACAATTCCGAGGTTCAGGAGCTCATTGATGAGCATTTGACACCAAAGATGAAGGAAGTGATGTCTGCAGAGGTTGAGAAGAGATTAAAGGACGACGTTCTCAAAAACATAGTTCTTGGGGAAGTTGACCACTTATCGAAAGCGGCTAACAAGGAAGTCAAGGCACAAGTCAGAACACTCTTAAAGAATCAATAGACGTGTTCGACTTATCGCAAGTTATTCTCGAAGCCAAAAACGTGGTTGAGGAAGACTCCAATACGGAAGTTCGATTCAACCACAACCTTGCGATATTCGAGAAATTGCTTAAAGTAGCCGAGTCCGCAGAGACGGACGAGCATTTCCACGAGCTGGTACTAGAGGACTTCAACTTGTTTTCAGTATGTTACATACGTCTGGATAACAGGAAGCCTATGTTCCCTGCACCCTGGCAGTCAAATGCCGCAGAGACGTTTGAGAAATTCTCGGTTAATATGTTTATTGAACCCCGTAAGATAGGCAAGAGCGCCCTCTTGAGTGCATATGTACTCTGGAAGATGGCGAAGGACCCCGCTACGAGGGCAGTAATCTTCGCACCTACCCAGGACCAGCTATTCATTATGCTTGATATCTGGAAGGCGCTGAAGCGCTGTGACTACTTGATGCAGGAATATGTTCAGCCTAGCGCCCCGATTGGGAAGCGTGGGACGTATGGAAAGGAATACATAAGGTTCGCAAAGAACGAATCGGAAGTTGTCGCCTCTAATCTGGCCCAGAGTCAGAAGGCAGACACCAAACGTGGGAACAAGGGAAGTCTTTTCATTGTGGATGAGATAGAGTTGGTAACCAAGGAGGTACGGACCACGGTTATCGATGATATGATGGCAGATGCCTACTCGGAGAAGAAGATGATAATGGTAGGTACTCCCAAATCCGTTGCGAATCCTGAATTGGAGTTGGAATGGAAAGCATATATAGAGGATTCGGAGAACTTCGGAACTCATCATATGAACATCTGGGAGGCGATAGATGAAGGTTGTATAACCAAGTCTTATGTTCACAACCGTTTTAAGCGGCTTCACATCCCCTGTGAGTGGGTGCAGAAGAAGAGTATATGTGGTTTATACCATTTTGGAGAAGACGCAGAGATAGACGGCTGGAAATGCAATAAATGCTGTATGCTTAACGAGGATTTCGTTGCTGAGAATATGGGAGAGTTCCCTAAAGCAGCCGGTAAGTTCTTTCCATCATTGTTTCTGGATGCCTGTGGGGTCGGTGAGTGGCCGCTTAGAATTAAGCCGGAGCCAGGACGCAAGTATGTTATGGGAATAGATTACGGCCTTTTGCTGAATCCGACCCAGATAACCGTCTTTGAATTAACAGGAGGAGTAGCTAGACTTGTTTTTTGGGAAGAGATAGCCCCCACACCCCCAGATAAGGGGACCAGGGACTATGACCCTATAATTGCGCGTATAAAGCAGATATATCATAAATATAGGGGACAAATCACAGGAGTGTTCCCCGACGCCACTGCCGTGGGTATACAAATTACGGCGCAGCTGTGTAAGAATAAGAACATTATACCGCGCTCGCGTATCTATTCTAATGAGACAGCGGAGAAGAAACAGGTATTGGGCGTATGGATGACAGGCCCATATAAACACGAGATGCTACAAAACTATAGACAATTGATTATGGATGGGAGATTAAAGCTACCCACCGTAGAACCATTCTGGACCAAGTTCAGGCTGGAACACGAAGGGGTAGTTGTTCAGAAGGTGGAAGGAACATCGAATTACCTTAAATTCAAGGAACCGGTAGGAGGAACAATAGATTTGCTAGATTCTATGTCCCTTGCTATGATAGCTCTCTCTGCGGAGTATAGTAAACCTTATCTAGGAGTAGAACTATGGGGCATAAGGTAAAATTGGGCAATTTGGAAAATGATTGCATAGCAATCCTTGCGTGGTGTTATAGAAACCCCAGCAAGTACCAGAGCTACAGAACAATGGAAGGCGAATTAGGAATTCCCATTGGAACTTTGCACAGAATCATCAAGGGATTTGAATATTTTGGTGATGCACATTGGGCTCTGGAGTATTATGCTAGAAAATATGGATATACGATAAAATACGTGGGAGAGGAAGGTCAGATAATTTTTGTTGATAAAAGACAACCCTGGCTGGAGAATCCAGTATTATCCTATATAGAATACAGATGAGAACACAAAACGTTCCAGATATAAATAATGGTAGGCTTTGGGAAGCTGCCTCTTTTAGATACTATGGCCAAAGACGACATTAAGCCCTTTTATGGCGGTTGGTTTGCTAGTCGAGCGAACGCCCTGGATTCAGACGAAGACTTCGACGTTTATCAAACCAAGACTAAGGACTACCGAAACAAGGAAGAACCAAAATTTTACGACGACCGACTTATCGAGTACGAAGAAAATGAGTGGTATTCCTTTCTTGTGGATTATCTGGTAGGTGAGCTTTTCACGGATTTCGATTTCGTGGGAGACGGGGCAGAGCAGGTTAAAAAATTTTTCAATGAAGTCGACCCGCTTGCTTACGATGAGATAGAAATGATGGGTCTAAATGTCGTAAGGGAAGGAACGGGCGCTCTGAAAAAATACTGGGTTGATGGTGAATTGCGTCAAGTTAAAGCAATTAACGGTCGCCTTGTACGGTTACAAACATTAAATAAGAAAGTTGGAGTCAAGGGCAACAAATCAGCATCCAAGATTGGGGACAAGGCCGGTTGGGCCGCTGAGGCTCCGTTCAAGCAGCTTGGAGGTTCAGGTACATCCGTCAGGGAATCGGAAGATGTCAAATGGCTTCAGTTGTCAATTATTTCTGACGAGAAGTTCATTGAGAATATCCCAGAATGGAAAATATCCAACTTTGATGATTATAGAGGTGACAAGGTAGCACTTTGTCGTATACGGCGCGATGCCAGGACCCCTTATGGGCTCGGCTTCGGCAAGTCCTGCTTTCATATAATCAAAGCAATGAAGATGATAGATAGGGACATATTGGCTTCAATCAAGCATAACCAAGCTAACTTGAAGTTGATTAGGGCGGACCTGAGTGGTCTGGACACTGATGCAGAGAAGAAGACTGCACTGGAGAACCTATCTAAAGTATATGACAAGATTGCAACGGCCACCACTGGCGTAGTTGCTATAGATAACCACCACGAGGTAGGTTATATGGGAACATTGGGTTCGGGGTCTAGAGATAGCCGTCTAATAGAGGTTATGAAGCACTTGGAACCTGTAATTTCATCATTACTGATGAATTTCTTGTTCTCGATTGGTTTAATTGAGCAAACTGGAGGCAACAAGTCTATTATATCTCGGCAGGAAATACGGGCCGAGAGACAGATATATCGCTACCAGCGTGCAGTGGGAAGGTTCTTTGAGACCCAGATATTCCCCGATATAACAGAAAGTGAGTGCAAACTAGTATTCAAGAAGTATTATGACCCAGAAATCTGGCTCAAACTATTTGAAAAGAATATAGTTAGCAGAGAGAGGCTCTTGGAGGAGTTTGCCATCATAGATGATGGAGATACCTACCTTGAGGACTTGGGACCGGCAATGAGCCCCGTTGGGCGCCCAGGAATGTCTGGTGGTCCCCTCAACTCAAAAACAAGTAATAATGATGACTCTGCCGATAAGAGAAGCAGAGAAGAGGAGCAATAATGCCCAAAGTAGGAAAAAAGACATTTCCATATACAAAAGCTGGTAAGCGGTTGGCTATGGAAGAAAGAAAAAAAAAGAGAGGTAAATAATAATGGCGAGTACACTAACAGCCGCTACAATGACGGTCACTGTAAGGGAAAGTATCGAACTCAATGGTTACGAGCAAGGAAGTTCAAATGATTTTACAATCGCAAGTATTGCGGAAGTAAGTAAGAGAATTGTAAA